CATCAAACCCAGTGAATAAAGTTTCCATGCTATTTACTTCATTCGTGTTTTTGAAGTATGTGTCATGGTTACCAATAATCACATGTGTATCTACACCCATGCGACCTAGACGCCAGATGAAATCATGACGAAATTTCTGTAGTGTTTTGAAGTTTATAAACTTTCTTCTATCAGTAATATCACCTAAATGAATGCAATGTTTAATGTTATGCTCTTCTAGGTAAGGAAAGAATGTATTATCATAAAATTTAAAGAAGTAATCATTAAATACTTCACTGTCATTTCTGGCACCAAAATGTGTGTCAGTTATTAATGCTATTTTCATATTCATTGTTCCATTTTGTAATCAAATCTTTATGCTTATAGGTAGAGTTGTCTGTAAATTTATGTTTTCTAGGTAATCTACCATTAGCATATATGAAGTCTTCTACATTTTTAATAGGTAATAGTCCTAGTGCATAAAATATTTGATTGAAGTTATCACTACCAAAAATACGCCAACCCCATCCAGTCTGTTCTCCTAAGTCTTCACATACTAACACACGGTCTCTATTAATGTCAATAAGTTTTTGTAAATTTTTCGGTAAAACTGAATCCTTCACATCTTGCCAGAAAGAACTTGTCACTTCGCAGTTCACATAATGTAAACGAATGAACATGAACATTTGCTCAAACATCTGTTGAATTTTATCGTTGTATCCTTGCTGTGCTTCTGGTGTGGTTGAGTTTACATACTTCACTAATAGTTTTGCTTGCTGTAGTCCAACACCAATAGCAGTTGCTTCTAAGGGTTCAAAAAAGTGTGATGACAAACCAATCAATACAACATTCTTATGAAAAGTCTTATTGTAGTGACCTGCTTCAAACTTAAATGTTCTGCCTACATTTGGTTTAAAACCTAGTTTATCAGTAACTTCTTTTACAGCATCTTCGTATGATATATGCTTCGAACTATATGCATATCCATTTCCCATTCTTTCAGATGTTGGGATGCGCCACATCCATCCAGCAGACATTTTATGTGCAGTAGTGAATAGAGAATAATTATCTTCGTTATCATGAGGACACTGAAAAGCAAATGCACTATCAACAAACATGTCATCTTGCTTTGAGATAAACTTAAACTCTGGTATTTCTTTTGCAATAAGTCTCTTAAAACCAGAAGCATCTACAAACATATCTGCTTTGTATTCGGCAGTCTCACTCTCTAGACTTGCCACATGACCATCATCATGATTGACTTGATTGATAATATCATCATAGATAGGTACGCCTATCAGTTTACATTTTTTGGTTAACCAAGCATTTAGTTTTTGAGTATCAAAATGAAACTGATTAGGTAAACTGTCTTTTTCATCTACACAATAGTTGAGAAGATTTGGTGGCATTAGTTCTAAATTCGTAGAACCATATGCCATACCACTCATATAATCAAAGTCTATGCCATCTTCATTAGTATCTGTAACTAGTGAATGTACATAATCTTCACCTTCTTTTAACCAATCTTTAAAATAGACCCCAAACTTAAAAGTTGCGCCGCATTCTTGAACTATCTCTTTGTGGTCTACATTCATCAAATTCATGAACTGCATTACATGTTCTGTGCTACTTTCACCCACACCAACAATGCCAAGTTCAGATGAACCAACAACATAAACATTTAATCCTGGTAAAGATTTTTTTAAATATAATGCGGCGAAAAGACCGGCATTACCTGCACCGAGTATACAGATAGTTTTTCTATGTAACATATTAATTTACTCCATAAACTCATCCAACGCACCTTTGCGTTCTTTTTTCTCTTTCTGAATTTCTTTCATCTCTTCAACTTGCTTATCATCATACATGTTATCTTGAAGAAACTCTAGATACTGATTTGTGTATTGACCGTCATCATGGTCATCAGTAAATAGACTATCATCAACAACCATATTCTGAATTAACTTTTGCTTCAGTTCAGTTTGCTTCTTTTCTTTTTGAATTCTACGCAAAAATGCATAGTAAATAATTTGTGTAAAATATGCAAATGGATTTTTTGACTTATCAGGATTAAAATTATGCAAATACATTAAGCAGTTTTCAATACCATCTGATATCATATCGTGCTTATATGTATAATTAATAAAGTTTGGGCGGTATGATAAATGTTGTGCTATCTTGAGAAAACACTCGCCAAGGTATCTTGTTACTGGTGGTGTTTCTTTACCTGCTGACTTTGCTTCATCAACTTTCACTCTGTATTCAATCAATGCTTCTAAGAACTCTTTGTTATTAACGTAGTGTTCTCGTTTTTTCTTTTCTGCCATAATATCTCCATATTAACTGTTGACAACACCTACTTAGGTGTATATAATAGGGGTGTTCCCTTTTCAGAAACAATGTTAGTGTTTCGTTATCTTATCCTTGTTGTACATATATTCCAGTATGTCTTCATCTTCACCTGTTATTCCTAGTTTCTCATTCATTTTATCCAATGCTTCTTTTAGTTGCGTTACATTTTCGATAGGTTCATCATCAAAGGAATCGATGGGATTAGTCTTACACTTCTCAACAATTCTATGATAGTATCTTATAACATCTTCTCTAGGGTTTGTCAAGGTTAAAATTGCATTCTTTGCAATGTAAAAAACTTGGTCATTTGAAAACGATTCCCAAGGTCCGAAAGTTGCATTCTCATATGCACCATCACCATCTTCATGCTGTTGCATCCACTTATGAATTCTCATAGGTTCTGTTAAAGTGGCATACTCTTCATTCTCATCTACTTTAATTCTAGTAATCAAACTATCGCCGGTGGTCAGTTTGACTAATTTTATAGGGTCTGTCATATGCTTACCTTTATAGTTTTATATTTAAATTTTTCTTCATTGTAAGTTTTAATTCTTTCGACAGCATGTTCTAGTGTGTAGTTGCGATGTTGTTTCCAACTCATATCATCTGATATATCAAACAACTGCGCTTCTTCTTTATTGTCGCCTAGTCTAAGACCACGACCAATAGATTGAAGATTTCTGATTTTGGACTTACTAGGACTTGCAAAAATGATATTGTGAAGATTACGAATATTAATGCCAGTAGAAAAAGTACCGTAACTAGCAACAATAATCGCATCTTTTTCTTTCTCGGTAATAGCACGAATTTCCTCTCTTTCATTTGCACCGACACCGCCAAACACAAAGAATACTTTTCTATCTTTTGCTTTCTCCTTTATAATATCATATAATATTTTACCATGCTTCTCGACATATTGAAATAGTAATAGTGTGTTACCAGTCTGGTCAAGTGCTAAATTTCTAATGAAATTGTTTCTGGGTGTGTGAGACACTAAGAAATCCATCTCTTCTTGATATGTATATTTTTTGTTTTCTTGTCTTATCTCATCAGAGTAATTCAGCATGATACATGATATTTTTAATTTAGCAAGTTGACCATCTTTCATCAACTGCTTAGATGTTGTAAATCTACGAACAGGTCCGAACAATCCTTCTAGCATAAGTTTGTGAGTTTTTGTATCGTCTAATGTACCTGTCGTACCAAAACGCATAACTGCATTCTCTGTCTTTTCCATCAATGTTTTAAGTGATGTTGCTTTGAACAGATGTGCTTCATCACCAATCACCATCTTATAATCGGCAAACCATTTCTTAGGTAGTTTATATACAGACTGCCAAGTCGTAATTACAATACGTTTGTCTGTATCTTTTTCGTGACCTGAATAAATCTTGTGACAATTCTCTTCAACATTGTATCCATAATCTTTAAAGTCTTTATACATTTGTTCAACAAGTGATGTTGTAGGTACAATAATAAGAACTCTACCTGAAGTACCTAATTGTGTTAGACCATAGATAATGAGAGATTTACCTGAACCTGTTGGTGAAAGCATCACAAGTCTTTTATCATTTAGTCCATCTCGTATTGCATCTACTTGATAGTTGCGAGGTGTAAATGGTAAGTTTAAATCTAGCAATGCTTTAACTACTTCTTCAGTAGAAAATTTTTGTTTAGGTATAACACTATCTTGTCCAACTAGATGATAACCTCTAGTCTTACAGAATTCTTCTAAGTGTTCCATTAAACCTATGTAGAGTTGACTAGTCCACATATTGAACAGACGTATTTTACCATCCCACATTTTATTACGAAATGTAGGCATGAACTCTGCTCCAGGCACTTTGAATGTGAAATACTCTGACAATTCATATTTAATGCCAGCATCATCACAGTCAATTGACATGAAGACTTCGTTAATTTTTGATACGATTATAGAATTCATCTGTTACATCAACAAAACTTTGATATGTAGCACCACAGTTAATGCATACATAATCCGGTGTCAATACTCCTTCTTCACTCTCAAAATAGTATTCACCACATACAGAACATTGAAATACTCTATGTGTCATTACATTACTCCATTCGTAAATTTATGCCATTCAATAGCATTCTTGATATCCCATCCTCTAGAATTAATTGAACGCAATACTCTTTCTACAAAATCTACAACTGTTTCCCAATATGCAATTTTGTCTTTCTTTTTTATTAAATCAAAGTCACCATCTAAATGTTCATCCATCTCATTCTTTAGAGGTTTAGAACCTAGATATTGTTCCCAACCCAAATCATCAAGTTCTCGTTGAGACATTTCTCCTCGAAAGTATCTCCACTTATATCTACGCAACTTGTAATAATCACTACGTTCTTTTTGCAGATTAAGTTTTGCTGTTGATAGAATGACAACATACTTTGCATGAAGATTAGGTGTCTGTAGACTTTCTTTTTCTAGATTAATATCATCAATCTTACAGTCTTGTTGCCACATTGTTTGAAGTTTATCTAAATCTACCATATATTCCTCATTTCAAATAGTACTCATCATAACACAGATATAGCGTAATGTCAAGTTATAATTTCACAATATCGTAGTAAGAGAAGGTAAAAGATGCTGATGCTGTTAAGTATGGCATAGAAGTGTCGGTAATGTCAAACTGAATTGCTTCTAATGATGTAGGGAATAAGTCTTTGAAGCGTACTTCTACGTTAGCATTGTTGTTACTATCTGTAATAGTCAATGTAGCATCAGTCATGGTTGGTGCAATAGGTTTAAGAGTTGAATTTCTTGCTGTAGGAAATTCTGCCTGTCTATTAATATAGCGATTGTAGTCTTCTGTGTCAATATCTGCAGTTACTTGTACCATCCAATCTTTTAGTGCTATGAAGTTAGTACAGTTT